GCGCCGGACGGGTTGGTGGAGTACAGCGCGACGAAGCACTGGCCCGGCTGGTCTACCGGCTGATTGCGCACCCAAAAGTTGATGGTGCCGATTTTCGAGTAATTGGATAATGGCATTTTGAAAACCCTCCTGATTATTTATTCCGCTGCGTGCAGCAGCACAAGATTCCTGATCGTGGTCGTACCCGTGTTGCGTATGATAATACGCACCGGCGTTTCCGCCGTGCCGCCGACGTCAAGCTGGACAGGCGACTGGCTCGTCACCTTCACGTCGAGCGACTGCGGCAGTTCATAGGCAAAGGGCGGGTTCATCTCAAAAGACAAAACAAACTCGCCGTATTGCAGATGCTTGGCGAGGGGCGGCGCACCCACAAGATACGCGCGGTAATACTTGCCCGGCTCGGAATCGAAACCGAGCTCGCCCTCCTCGGAGAGCCAGCCCGCGATCAACCGTGCACGTTCCGCAACGTCTTTGCCGTCCCGTTTGACATACCAGCAGGATATGGATTCCTGCCGCACATCGCGCCCGCCATCCTCCTGCCGGAACGCGCCGCTTCGTCCGGGGATCGTGATCGGGCTGCGGCGCTTCGACGGCATGAGCACCCGGCTCTCCGGGCTACAGAATACCCCGTACTCGCTGCTGTGGGTTCCGCGAAAGATAAAACCTCCCTGCATTAGACCATCACCACGCCTTTCTTGCGCAGCGACTGGCGCTGCAATCCGTGCAGTTCCTGCGCTATGAGTTTGATGTCCATATCCGAGCGCACCTCCATGTGTTCGATGATAAACTTGTTTTCAATGGCGCCGGTTCCGTTGTCGGCATCAAAGCTCCGCCGGGGCCGCGCCGCGTAGCTGATCGCGGCGTTGAGATCCGGCATAGCAAACGACGTCGGGATGGCGCCGCGCATATCGCGCGCCACGCCGTCCATCTCCTCGCCGAACCCGAGGCCGAGGCCGAGCGCCATATTCTGCCCGATTTCGGCGAACACCTTTGACGGCGACGCGATGCCCAGCGACGCTTTGGCCGAGTTGACGATATTTGTAAAGAAAGCGTTTATCTGTGAGCGGAACCACGGCTCCCGCTGCTGGATGCCCCGGTATACGCCGTCCACGATCATATTGCCGATACTGTCAAACCCGCTGCTGTTTACGGCGGACTGCGCCGTACTTTTCGCTTCGCGGATGAGCTGATCGGTCGCGTTTTGCAGATTCCTGTTGGTACTCACGCCCTGCGCGATGTTGTCCACCATATCCGAGCCGGAATTGACGACGCCGGGCAGGCCGAGCTGTTTCAGGAGAGCGTCGGTCGCCACCTTCGAGCCGTTGGCAAAGACAGCGTTCAATTCGCTCAGTTCGTCATCACTGGCCCTGACCAGCGCGGCGACGGTGCCAGCGGATTCAGGCCCCGCCGCGCGCAGCTTTTCAAGCAGCCCTTCGTCAATGCCACGGATGGCCAGCGCCGAGATATTGTCGGCCCAAGTTTCCAAGACCTTCTGATTGTGCTGCATATTCTCGGTCATATCCCGGACGGACAGTTCGGACTTGTCGTTCATTTTTTTGAACATATCGGTAGCGGCGTTGGTATACCGCTCCAGTTCCTTTTCCGCGTCCCGCAGCTTTTCCTTGTATTCCTCCAGCGTCAGCCCCTGCGCGCTAGCCGCCTGTATCATGGCGTCGGTGACTTCCTGCTCGTTCTGTATTTTCTTCTGGGCCAGTTCTGCCTGAATATCATAAGCCGCCTGCAATTCATCGGTCATGGCTTCGGTGCTGTCGATGATTTTCTCATTGGCGGCGGCCTGTTTCTCTGCGGCTTCCGAGACCGCCATCGTCGCGTTCTCAAAACTGACGGCGAGGTCGTCCTGCCGTATGATGAGCTCTGCTTCGGTTTCAGATAATTCCTTCACCATATTGTTATATGCGTTTTTCTTGATGGTTCCGGCTTCCAGCGCCTCGTCAAGCTCGATCCGCTGCCGGTTGATTTTATTCAGCTGATCCTCGACGGCCATCTGCTCTTTGGCGATCTCCACGGCACGCTCCCGCGCGGCCTGCGCGAGGGCCTCCTGCTTCCGGGCCTCCACGATCCCGTATATCTCGTCGATATTGCGGCCCATGGCGTCGGTTTCCGCGTTGTACTCGAGGACGGATTCGCCCATCGCCTCGTTGAGCATGGACACATAAGAGGCAAGTTGCTGTTTTTGTTTAGCCGACTTATTCTCCACAGCCGACAGTTCCGCGATCTTATCCGCGAGGCTCTTGGCGGCCCCGGCGTCCTTCGCCATGCTGCTGACTTTATCGTCGTAAGCCTGTTTGGTCTTGCCGATGGAATCGTTGAGCCGCTCGTTTTCCTCAACCAGCGCCTTCGTGCTTTCCCTGAGCCGCTTCTGTTCCTCGGATTCCTTGTTCAGCCACAGGACAAGCACGACGATGCCCGCCGCGAGCGCAGCCACGCCCGCTATAATCAGGCCGATGGGGTTTGCCATCATCGCGGCGTTGAGCAGCCACTGCGCCGCCGTAGCCACAGCTGTTGCCGCCGTCTGGATATTGGTGGCGATGGTCTGCGCGGCGGTAGCGACGGTCAGGCCCTTCATCATGTTTGCAATATTCTGCACGATCTGGAATGCAGCGAACCCGGCGGCAGCAGCGGCGACATAGGGCACGATGGCTTTCACGACTTCGATCAGGCCGGATATGACCGCTGTAAACGGTTTGAGCAGCGGGATTGCGTTGCCCAGACCCTCGGCCAGCTTTTTCACAATATCCGCACCGGCGCTGACAATATCCGGCAGCATACGGATGATGCCCTCCACCAGCCCGACCAGCAGCTTCGCCCCTGCCTCCGCGATCACGGGCAGTAATTTCAATATGGCGTTTATGAATTGATTGACAAGAAAAACCGCGCCGTCAATGATAACGCTGATATTATTCGATATACCCATGACGACGGCGGTTATGAGGTAGCTGCCGATCCGGGCCAGTTTGGGTAAAAATGTATTGATGGTATTGCCGATTTCCGCGAATACATTGTCAAATGCCTTTGCCAATTCCTGCACCGAGCCTTCGCCGCGCAGGAAAGAGAGCAGCGCGTCGGACATGGCGGATATGGACGGGAGCATATTCCCGGCGATCTGCGCCTTGAACTCGTTTGCCATCGTACCGACGGCGATCTGTGTATTTTCCATGACGGTTTTGAGATTCGCCATCTTGCCCGCGTCGGTCTGCGCCAGCGCCTCGTTGACGCCCGCCATGCTCTCGCTGACCATGTCGATGACGAAGGCGACGCGCTCGGCTTCGGTAGCGGTCTTAAACCACTCCCGCTCATTTTGGGATAACACGAAGCCCTGTTTTGCCAAACCGTCGATGTTGCCGAATATTGCCTTACCCAGCGCGGTTGCTACGTTGCGCGCCTGCTCCGACGACGCCGTAGTGCCGTACTGATAGGCGATATAGTCGTTCATGACGGGCAGCATATCTTCCAGAGCTTCCCTGCGCTCGACAAAAGACGCCATTTCCGCCAGCGCCGTGACCTGCGCCGTTTTTGAAACGACGCCGACCCTTTCCTGCTGTTCGGCGAGCCGGACTAAACTCTTGACCTCGTCGTCGGTGGCGCCCATCATGTTGCGCATGACCTGTGTGAGCAGGGTCTGGCTCTCGGCGGCTGCCGCCGCCATCTTCGTACCTTCGGACACATATTCCTTGACCGCCGTACCGACCGCCTTTATCATATCCACGATGGCGGACAGCCCGGCCTTGATCGCGTCGGCGGTCAGGGTGGCCCGCAGCACATCACCAAATACGGATGTCTGCTTTGCCGACTTATCCGTCTCGCGCTGATAAATCCCCAGCGACTTTGTAACGTCGGAGACCGCTTTTTCTTCCTCGTCGGCGGCCTTGCCGACAGATTTTTGTTCACCCGCCAGATCTTTCAGCTTCTTTTCCAGCGCCTTTGCCTCGGCACTGTTCTCGCCGTACTCCTTACGCACCTTGACATATTCGCGGGCGGTCACTTCGATCTCTTTGCTCAAAGCGTCATAATGGTCGGAATTGGATTTCAAAGCGGCATTATTATTTTTGAGCTCTTTTTCCATCCCGTTGAGTTCGGCCTCAGCCTTATTCAGTTGCACCTGCCAGTTTTGCGTCCGCCGGTCATTCTCACCGAAAGAAGCGGCGGCATTATCCAGCGCCGAGCGCAGGGTGGTGATTTTATCCTTCTGCGCGTCGATCTCTTTATTGAGCACGGCATTCCGGGAAGTGAGGGCGGCAGCGGATTTGTCATTTTTGTCGAACTGCGAGGACACAAGCTGCATCTCCGAGCCGAGCACTTTGAACGCCTGATTGATGTCGGAGAGGGCTTTCTTAAACTCCTTTTCACCCTCGATCCCGATTTTCAGGCCAAAATTATCCGCCATACCGCACCTCCCTTCGCGTTAAATATCCGGCGGGATTATATCATCAATAGACAATTCCACTTTCGGTTTCGCCATACCGAGGAACTGCCTGTGGCACTCCCACAGGTCGAGCAGCAGGCCGATGGGGGTGAGCCACGTCTCCTCCTCGGAACGGTTTAAGTGGATCGTGCCGTAATACAAAAGCCGGGTAAACAACTCATCGTCGCTTACCCGACCTCCGCGTTTTTTGGGTCAGACCCTCCATCGGGATTGTCCTCGCTCTCAATATGCCGTTTGGCGCCTTTGAACATGGCTTCGGTGATGGCGTTTTTGCAGTCCGCGAGCTCAAAAGGCGAGGTCAACAGTTCCAGTTCCTCCTCGGTTAAGAGGGGCTTGGGCTCGTCCTTGTGGCGCAGGTTATGGATCATGATGGTTTGGTTGGCCAGCATCGCGATCAGCCAGCATATTTCATCCAGCGCCAGTTCAAAGTTCTCGGCCTTCATCAGCCTGTCGCCGAGGTTATCCAGCCCGCCGTAGCGTTTGGCGATCTCTTTTGTGGCACGGGTGGTGAGCAGCAGCTCATACTCCACGCCGCCGATGCTGATAAAGGCTGCCCTTTCGGGATCGGCGGTTTGCGTGACCTTATTGTTAGCCATAATCAAAAACCCTCCCGTTATTCTTCCGTTGTAAAGGCCGGTTCGTATACCTGCTGATACCAGCCGCCGATAACCGTTGCAGGCACGCCGGTATCGTCCTCGTTGACCTCTGCCTTCCATGGATGGCGTCCGTTGCCGTCCAGCTTATTTCGCCGGGTGACGGTGCCCTCGATCTTGGGCGTCTGGAAAGTGATGGTATCACCCTTTGTCGCCAGCGTATCGGAGGGCACTGCAAACTTTACCCTGTACAGCCAGAAGTAGCGGTATTTGCCGTTGGCTTTTCTGGCGCGGAAGCCGATGGCGACAGGGCTGCCGCTGTCCTCGCCGGACGATACCAGCACGCCGTTATCGTCGGTGGTGGCGCCGGTCAGCTTTTCCGCCGCCGCGCGCCCTATATCGTCCACGCCGAGGGTGAGCTTACCGCCCTTAAACTCTTTGATGATCTCCGCCACGCCGTCGTC